CATAATCCTCTGGGTCAAAAATAATAGTAGTTTCTCCAGCATAATCATCGCTGGTCAATTCAAGCATAGGCCCGCTGCACACCGTGCAAACAATAGCCTCACCGCCATCATATACCCGGCCCCTCGTCAACTGATTACAATAGCCGCACACAATATCATGCTTAAAAAACCTGACGCTAATATAATCCTTCATGTCGATGACCTTACCCATCGTCACCATCAATCTCGACAATCTTCGCAGTCGGCCCAGTAATATTAATGCCAATCATGCTCGGCTTCTGATCATTTGCATTCGGCTCTAACAACCCGCGATGCTTCGCCAATAGCCGCAACGCCGACAACTTGTCGTGCATCTCAACCTCGATCTGATTGCCAAACTGATTGGGCGTAACCTTAACCTTCTTAACCGAGCGCCGGGCGCGATCCGACAATTGATCACTCGGCGTCAATGTGACCCTGCCCATATCATCCCACTGGATAACGTCAGTCGCCTCACCAGCGCCAATGGCCTCTAGCTCTTGCACCACCGCTTCACGCCGAGCCTCATCGGATGAAGCCAGTGCTGCTCGCTGCTGCCTAATCGTTGGCGTTGTTTTGTCTGACATCCAAACACTCCGATCCAGTTGCGGCATACCCAGCCAGATCAACCCAACTATCCTGATGATCGGGTGTGGCCGCTAACCTAGCCAACTTTACACCCGCCATCATCATAGCAACGTGTTCCGGCTCAATCTGTATGCCAATAAGCGCCGTCCAAATAATAGCAATGCGCTCGTGATTATCCCAAATGCTGCCATAATCTTCGCCACGATCAGCGACAGTTTCCTTGGCGGCGTCTAATAACTCGTATCTGTTCATCCTTCGGTATCTCCCTTAACGTCAATAATTTTTAAGCTGCAAGCAGTGCATTCATATTCGCGCTTATGCCTGTCATCGCGCCGCAACACAATTGCGCTGCGACAGCGCGGGCATTGCCGGTTGTTTAGCTTTCGCTCAAAAGAGCCATCGCCCTCATCAATCATCGGCCACTCCTGTTCCCCCACAAGAATAGCACGATGTCCACTGGACGCAACCATAGCCGTCTGGCTCGCGGATCATGCCACGGTCGCAGTCGCGGCAAGGTTTGGGGCGAAAATTTTGTGTGACACCCCCATCGATAAGCGGAGAGGGGCGGGGGGCAAGGGGTCGCTTTTGCTGTGGCCGGGTATCGTCATCGACCGCGCTGTACACCGACAAACCAACGTCTGTTGCGCAGTACATCATAGCATCCCCTCTGCTACATCGTAGAGCGAAGGCACCCCTGCCCTACGTTCAAGCGCAGCATCACAGGTGTTTAGCGTTGCCGCTCTCACATCAGCCGCAGTAAAGCCAGCAGCAGACAGCCGCCGTGCGTGTGCTATCTCGTTGTCATACATCCTGACCTGACCTGTCGCCTGCTGCACGGCGCTGATGTAAGTGTGGGTGATGGCCTCGGCGATCGGGTCATCGGGTGTGTGAGAGACTGATTGTAAATCCCCCAGACCCCCTATCTCTTCGGGTTCATCGCCTGCGTCACTGCGTAACTGCAATGGCTTGGCAGACTGTACATCTTCCCACCGGGGCAACGCCTCGTCACCATCCCACAGCACTTGATACCTATTGCTCTTCCAACCTGTTGCTGTCTCTTGGTAATCTTTGGGGTTTAGCTGGCGCACATACTTGAGCTTCTTGAGCTTCTTGACGCTCTGATGCACTGACGTGCGGCTCTTCATACTGCTGACAGTCATCAGCGTATCCATAGACGGCCAGCACACGCCGTGCCGGTTCGTAAAGCCACACAATGCACCAAGCACACGCAGGTCAGTCTCGTTAAGCTGCCTCTCACTAAAGCAGCGCATTGGCACAACAGACCACGGTCGCTTGTTCTCAGAAAGGGATTTCATCGTTCAGTTCCTTTTCAGTTCTTGTCCTTACCTTCTCAACAGCGGCACCCGGCCACATCTCTTTGGCTATGTCAGCAACTTGCCCGGCCTTGTCTTTACGCCAGCCTGACACGATGGCTGCGATCTCATCAACACTATAGACCACCATCTCGCGATGCTCTTTCGCAACCTTACCGGCCTCATAGCCATTGCGTGTGATCGCCAGCACCTTTCCATCATCCATCTGAGCTTCCCAATAGTCACCACTCAGCGGCTCATGCCCACCAGCGATAGCCGCCTGCTCAAGCGCAGCCAATCCCCGCAATGTCACCGACACCTGATGCTCGACATCGTGCTGACTGTCTATCGCCTCATTCAACTTATCCATCTGCGCTTCAAATCTACCACGCAATCCCTCTGCAACTAGCCAAGGTAATCTATCAATGCCCCACTTTGCTTCCATTGCTGTTGCGGCTCGATCATATTCATGCAGCGCATCCTGCATTCGGCGCATTGCCATCTGACTAGGCGCATAGTATTGCTTGCTTGGTTTTGGTACTTGTTTGCCCTTCATTTTACCTCTCCTAAACGTAGGGTGGGATGGTAGGGTGTGATCTAAAGATCATCACACCCCACCCACCTGTGCCGGAACGTGCGATATAGGTGGGATGGTCACCCCACATTTTACGCTAACCCCTTGTTAATCCATACTTTGCCCTCATGCACTGTCACCACACCCTTATCCTGCAAGCCCTGCCGCGCATCCTTTCGCTGTCCGGGCGTTAAATCGGGTGATTTGACCTTATGCGCCTCATGCCATTGGCTCACTGACAAGGCATCTGTCGTTAGTTTTATCAGCGTGTTTTGCAGCGATTGGAAGGCGTGTTGCTGCCTCGCTGACAGGCTTTGCTTCTTGGTTGCGCCCTGCGCCTCAATGGGTTTCATCACGATGCTGGTGTCGTCAACCAATGCCACTGGTGTCATTTCAAACGTGATCTTGTCGATTGGCTCTGCATCCTTTTGCTTGTCCATTGATAGCGCCACGATGCTTTCGGCTTTGCCGACTGCCAGCACAGTATCAGCGGCACCAGCTAGTGCCGAGCTACCGCGCATTGAGTTAATGCCGCGGCTCGCATCCTTTCCAGCGTGGTGTATCGCCAGCAGGCCGCAGCCGGTGTGATGCTTTACCGCGTCACAGCCTCTGATGAATGACGACATATCTGTAGCGCTGTTCTCTTCGCCGGTCATACTGCGAGCCACAGTGTCAATCACTAGGCAGCTAAACTGCTCATCGAGGCTGTCAATGGTACGCAGCAACTTGTCGATGCTTTCCTCGTCCATCATATCAACAGCCATAGGCAGGACGCGCAGCAAGCCAGTATCCTCGACCTGATTGTGCAGCTTCCAAGCCTTGACGCGCTTGCCAAGCCCGCCAACACCCTCACCAGCTATATACAGCACAACGCCCTGCCTAGTCTGCCTGCCGTGCCACGCCAAGCCGTGTGACATACACAATGCCATATCAATAGCTATGAATGACTTGCCGGTTCCGGGTGCGCCATACATCACGCTGAAGCCGTGCTTGGTTAGTACATCGTCAATCATCCATTCGACTGGCGGCATCGTCATTAGGTAATGCTCATCATACAGCGGGTAAATGTCAGGCTTTGGCTCTGGCGCTGTCTCAACCACTGGCGCTTGCTTGGCTAGTTCCAGCAACACCCTCTTGCCGTTGCCTGCTGCCAGCCAGTCGGCCACGTCACCCTTGTGCGGCAGGTTTGGCAAATCCAGACGCTTGATCTTGTCCACCGTACCGTGCAGCGCAGCAATCACTGTGTCGGCGTGTGCTTGACCAGCCTCATCGTTATCGGGCAGCACGACTACGTTTCGATCAGCGAAATACTGCGCAAGCTCCGGCTTCCAGTTCTTTGAGCCGCCGCTGTTTGTCGTGGCGATCAGGCCAAGCTCAATCAGAGCATCGGCGCATTTCTCGCCTTCAACTATAAATACCGGCGCTTGTGGGTTAGTCACGATGGCCGGTAGATTATATGGCAGCGGGTCAATGTCTTTGATGCTGTTGATCCAGCCACCGTTGTTATCCGGGCGTCTTTGTCTGAATGTTTTGGGGTTATCAAAGCGCAACACCTGATAGGCCAACACGCCATCGCTGTCATAATAATCATAAGCGCGAGACATCTTTGGCGTCACTGGCAAAGCCCTTTGTTGCTGCTTGCTGATGCCAAACTTGCGCTCAAGCACGTCAGGTATGTTGCCGTTGATGCTGGCTGGCTCGTTTGCCTTCACCATATCAATTACACCGCCGCTTTCCCCGGTTTCAAAATTACTCCAAACGCCTTTGCGCGTACAAACCGACAGGCTGCCGTGTGTACCCCAACGCAACTCTGTGCCTTTCGACAGGCGCGGGTTTGGCTCACCCCAGTAATGCCGTGCGACCTGTTCTATATATGCTGCTATGTTTGTCATTCGATGCACTCCCCTTCATCCTTTTGACAGAAGTACCCCTCTTCGTCAAAAACCCAATCTTTCTGTCTTTGTGCGAAATCTACAAACTCAGCCAAATCCCTACCCTTGCGGAATGTTGAGCCTATTTCGCTTTCCATTCGCATCCACCAAGCGGCGCGATCTGGGTATTCTTTAGACATTGAGGCTAATATTGCCTCGCTTTTTAAAAAGCAAAAGTCGCAATTACCCTTGGGCGTTGAGCCGCTGTGGTTTGAAAGCATCAAGTCAAAATTCTGTTTGCGCCAAAACTCGCTAATGTCTTTTTTGCTTACACCAGCATCAAGCAAAGGATACCAGTATGACCAACGATCTTTGCTCTCTGTCTTTGCTCTGTGATGTTCGTCTGCCCTTATTCCAACGGCGGCAGACCACTTTTTCCATCCTAGTTCTTTAACCAAATACCTTTTCATTGGCAAAATCTTTAACTCTGTCGTGCAAAACCTAGCCGCAATGTTCGGCAGGTATTTTTTTGCCTTGATGAGTGTTTCAAACGGCTCGCCAGCGTTACTATGATCTTCATAGTTTGTGACACGGTAAGAAACCTTATTGTTTTCTCGATGATACTCAAGCCAAACGATTGGCACTCCCCATTTTTCTTCGCACTCATGCACAAAGTCTAATGTCTGCGGCATTTCCCTGCCTGTGTTTGCAAACATAACTTGGCATCTGTCTGGCAAGTCACCGTTTGCCTGCAATATCTGGTGCAG